CCATTCAATCCAGCGTCATCTTGCCGACCATGAATCCGACGACGGCATACTCGTCCATGCTGACGCTCTCCCCCTGCCCGGTCTTGTCCGAGACAACGAGCATCCGCCCCATTGGCTGGCCAAACGTCCTGATGCGCTTGATCTGGATCGCGCCGTAGCGCAACGCAGTCAGGAGGCGGCGCGCTTGATAACCATAGCTTGAACAACCCTCGTAATCTGTTCGCGCTCGACAGGCGTTGCATTTTCCCAAATGGTCCACAGACCAGGATCGTGCGACGGAGGGCGCGTCACTAGATCACCTGGGGTGCATTGCAGGGCATCCGCCAAAGCTTCCAACATTGGCTGCGTGTAATTTGTCTCGCCGCGCTCAAGCTGCGAAAGGGCGCCATGGGTCACGTCAATTCGCTCAGCTAATCGTTCTAATGTCAAATTGCGATGCTTCCGCCACTCACGAATGAAGTGGCGCGGATGCCCGCCCTTAAAATTTGTCCGAACTTTCCCCATGCGCTGATCATCGCTCGCACACCAAAAAATGAAACGCAGCACGCCTAACATTTCCCTTGCCGCGCAATGTTAGCGCTGCTATCAAGAAGTCATGACCGATTTTCGCACCATCCTTGGAAATGAGCGCGGCGCAAAGCTACGGCTTGCTCGCGAATTGGGCATCACGCACGGCGCGATCAGCCAATGGCGGCGCGTGCCAGCCGAGCGCGTCATCGAGGTGGAGCGCATTACCGGCATTCCACGCGAGCAACTTCGCCCCGACCTTTACACACGCGAGGCCAGCCAATGAGCGCCGCCCTGATCGCCTACATCATCGACCAGTGGCGCGCGCTGCCGGACCGCTGGCTGATCCTCTCGCTCGTCGGCGGCATTGTCGCTTCTGGATTGGCGGTGCTGGCATGAAGCGTCGATCCTTTCTCCAAATGGTGGGACTAGCGCCGTTCGCTGGTCCGAAGGCCATTGAACAGGCCGTAAAAGACACCGCCGCCACGCAAGCCATGCGGATGGCCGGGGTTAGCGTGCTTGGCTCTAGGGATGGCGCATTCGCCATGTCGCCGGCACCTAACGAAGCGGAATGGGCGGCTGAAAAGCTGCCCGATGTGATGGCTCATTACGCTAAGTTGCTGGCCTTCGGTCGCGACAAGATGATCGCCAAGGTGCGCCGCCGTCATGGTCGCGGCACCTACACGCTAGACGCTGATCTGGTGGCAAACCGATCCTTTTCGCTGGCCACAAAGATCCGCGTGCAACGAGAACGAGACATCGAGCGCCGCGCCGATGAGCAGTTCAAAGAGTGCGAAATAGACATTGCGGAGCTTAAAGAAATCTTGGGGCTGGCATGATTGACGCCCCCATCCGTGACGCATGTTCGCATTGCTACATGGGCGATGCCTGCGACGGCACGTGCAAGAGCGAGCCATACCCGATCCGTTGGATTGGCCTCGTGCTCGTCATCGCCAGCATCTGGGCAATCGTCGCGGCGCTCATTCTGCTGCTGATTGAGGCGCTTTGACATGGTTTCCCCGGTCCTCCTCCTCCCTTGGGCCGGTCACTTGGCGGTTGAGCGCGGCAACGCTCCCGCCACCTTCTATTCGCCCGCATGGGCGTCCGTCGTCCGGATGGTCCGGACAGTTGTGGGGCAGTCTTCCGGCTGCCTCGTGACCCCAAGCTTCGACTTGGCGGGGGCCTTCCGGTCCCCGTCCCTTTCCCTCCGCGTCTGCCAGGACGCGCCGCAAGACTTCGCTTAGCCGTTCCAAGTGCCGTGCCTCCGTCGTGCGTGAGCCTCAACAGCAAACGCCCGGAGGCACCCAAGATGTCGGAAAGTAACCCCACGGAGTTGTGCAACATGACCGCCGCCGCTGTAAAAGCCGAAGAGGCTCGCGAGCTTGTCGCGGTTCTCGTCAACACTTATCCGCGATCAACGCCGCTCAAGGCGGTCTTTCCGTCCATCGCCCGTCGCATCAGGGTTTCGGCTCGGCGCGTCGCTGCCATCTGGCACCGCGAAGCCCGCAACATCTACGCCAGCGAAATGGACGATCTGCGCGACTTGGTGGCGAAGTGCATCAATGCGGACATTGAAAGATTGGAGGCCGATCTTGCGGTTGCTTTGGCTTCTTCTAACCGCGTGGATGCGCCTGAAGTATTCGCGGCTAAGGCTGCGGTGGAAAATGCAAAAACCATCCTGAAAGGCATCAAATGACAAAGCGCGGCGCCCTGACCGACCGATCGCGGTCAATTCTCGCAGACAGCAAAGACGGCCTTTCGCCAGCCCAGATCGCTTCGCGATGGGGCGTCAAGGAAATGCAGGTGCGGACCATCATCGCCAATCTGCGCCGCCTTGGCCATTTGCCGCCGCTCTCTGACGCCGAAGCGGACGCCGAACTTGACCGGAAGGAACAGGTAAGGCGCGCCCAGAAGGAAAGAGAGCGCGGGCGCTATATTGTCTCCAATGAGCCGCTTTCAATCTTTGAAAGCAAAGAGGTCAAAATGCGTCAGTGCCTCGCCCATTGGCGCGACCTTGACCTTCATCATCCGTCCGGATGGCCCTCATACCGGATCGAACCGGACAGCTACGTCACCAACATTCGCCCCAGCATGGCCCATTCCATGTCGCTGGCCGGAAGCCCGGCCGCCATGGCTGCCGAGGCAAGCGGGCGATGACAGATCCACGCCGGCAACGTGGTGCGCGCAAGGGAGAGGCGCGGCCCGCTCACGCCTCTCCCGTCTTTCTCTCGCTTCCCATGCCGCCGTCAGTCAACGACATGTTCAAGAACCGACCGGGCGGACGGGCGCCGACGCAGGCTTACAAAGATTGGAAGGGTCATGCGGGATGGGTGCTCCAATCGCAGCGTCCGCACCGCGTGGCAGGACCGACAATCATCGTCGCGAATGTGGAGCGCAATCGCTATCGCGGCGACATCGACAACCGCGAAAAGGCGATCCTCGACCTGCTCGTGACGCACAACGTCATTGACGACGACAGCCTTTGCGAGGGCGTATCATGGGGATGGACGCGCGGCGGCAATGGCCTTTGCCACGTCGCAGTCATGCCGATCCAGCACGTCACTCTAGAGTTTCATCCTGCCACCGAAAACGGCGCGCCAGGCGGATGGACGATCACAGCGCCAATCATCGGAGACGACACCTATGGCGATATCTCTCGCGTCCCTCACCACGACGAAAGCCTATCGAGCGCCGCGCATTCTGATCTATGGGCCGCCCGGCTTGGGCAAGACGACGCTCGCGGCTGAATTCCCGAACCCCGTCTTTTTGCAGATCGAGAACGGCTTTCCAAACGATCTTGCTGACGTTCCTCCCCATTGGGAGCGCGACCAATTGGGCAGCTATGAGGGCGTCATGGATGCGCTTGGCGCGCTCTATTCAGACGATCACGATCGCCAGACCGTTGTCATCGACAGCCTCGACAAGCTCGAACCTTGGGTATGGGCGAAGACGTGCGAGCGGCAGCGCTGGACCGACATCGAGCAGCCTGGCTATGGCAAGGGCTATCTGGCCGCTGATGTGGAATGGCGCGACCTGATTGAGGCGACGAATGCGCTTCGGCTCGATCGCCAGATGAACATTGTCTTCATCGCTCACTCGTCCGTCGTGACCGCGCCGGACCCGGTAAACGTCGAATATCAGCGCTATGACATTCGCTTGCAAAAGCGCGCCATCGCGATGTTTCAGGACGAGATGGACGCCATCTTCTTTTGCAATCAGGACGTCTCGATTGTCTCGGACGATCCGAAGGACAAGACAAGCCGGGTGCGCGGCGCCGGTGGCGGCAATCGCGTGATCTATTGCGCCCCCCGGCCGGCTTTCGTCGCCAAGAACCGTTTCGGCATTCCCGACAAGATCAATTTCAAGCGTGGCGAAGGATACGCGACGCTTGCCCAGTACTTCCCGGCACGGCCTGAAACCGCGCCTGCGAAGAAGGCCGCTTGATCGGCAAATCCCCGAAACAATCGAAAGGAACGCGCACATGGCGCAGCTTGGACAGACTTTCAACCCGAACGACGTGCCGGACGGCGAGCCGACAGACCTCCTGCCGTCCGGCCTCTACCATGCCCAGATCATCGAAAGCGATGTGGTCGTTGCCAAGAGCGGGCGCGGCCAGATCGTCAATCTGACGTGGGAAATTCTTGATGGTCCGCACGAAAAGCGGCGCGTCTGGTCGCGGGTCAACTATCTCCACGAAAACCAGACGGCTCAGGACATCGGGCAGCGTTTCCTGAAACAGATCACCGATGCACTCGGCCTCGGCCCGATCAGCGATACCGACGAACTGATGTGGAAGCCCGTGGCGATCACCGTCGGCATCGAGAAGTCGAAAGACGCGGCCTATGGCGACAAGAACAAGGTGACGAAGGTAGCGCCGCTTGGCAACGCTCGCGCCGCGGCTCCGCCCGCTCGCCAGCCCGCCTCGACGGCCACGCCAGCCGCCACGAACTCCCCGCCCTCGCGCCCGTGGGACCGTAAAAAGGTCGCGTAATGAAGCCGGGAGGCGCGCCACGCCGGCAAGCTGTCCGCGCCTCCCTCCCTCGACCAGATCGACAAACGTCAACCCAGAGAGGCGGCAACCGTTGCAGAGACGGGCCGACAAGTCATGTCCAATTTTCACAATATCTCAGACGCCATGTTGGCCGACGAAATCGGCACGGCGCATTCCGACATTAAGGCTCGCGAAGCGCGGCTTGATCTTCTCAAGGAAGAATTCAAGCGCCGCCAACTGTCATCAATGCGCGGATCAGATTTCATCGTCACGGCTTCAACATCTGCAAGCAAGCGCCTTGATGTGAAGCGTCTGCGCGAGCTTTTGGGCGATGCGCTTGATGAATACGAAAACGAAACCGTCTCGACGCGCATCACTGTCAAGGCTCTGGCGAAGGAGGCGGCATAATGGTTGCCCTTCCCCCGACCACACAGCAAACTGCCGACGCGATCTATGCCGCGATCGAGGCCGCGCACGACGAAGGCGAACGTACCTATCTGGGTGCGTCCGTCATCGGCGATAAATGCGAGCGCAAGCTTTGGTACGCCTTCCGATGGGCCACGCCGCCGGAAAAATTCAGCGGCCGCATGTTGCGCCTATTTGCGACCGGCCACGTCCAAGAGGCGCGACTGGTCGAAGACCTGCGCCGCGCCGGCATCCTCGTCTACGATCGAGACGGCGAGAAACAGATCGGCGTCACTGCGGTAGGCGGCCATTTTCGCGGCCACCTGGACGGCATTGCCGAGCGCGTCCCGGAGGCGCCGAAAGCCCTCCACGTCCTCGAATGCAAAACCCATAGTGCCAAGTCTTTCAAGGAGCTCACCGCCATGGGTGTCGCGGCGGCGAAGCCAATGCACATGGCGCAGATGCAGGTCTACATGCACCTGCGCGACATCAACCGCGCGCTCTACCTCGCCGTCTGCAAGGACGACGAACAGATCTATGTCGAGCGCGTCCACTATGACGCTGCCATGGCGATTGCCCTGATTGCCAAGGCTGAGCGCATCATCACAGCCAATTCTCCGCCTCCACGGCTGCATGATGACATCGAGGCAAAGGTCGCATGGGAATGCCGGTACTGCTCCATGCGCGGCGTCTGCCATGACGGCGAAATGCCCCGCACGAATTGCCGGACCTGCCTTCACTCAGAACCCATCATGGGCGGCGATGGCGATTGGTGGTGCGCCCGGCATCATCGCCACATCGATGCCGATCAACAGCGCGCCGGATGCCCGAACCACCTCCACCTTCCCGGTCTCATTCCCGGCAAGCAGATCGACGCGAGCGAGGAAGAGGAATGGGTCGAATACCGGATGCGCGATGGATCGATCTGGCGTGATGGAGCGGCAGCATGATCGCCCTTCGCCCCTATCAGCAAGAGGCGGTCGATGCCGTCTTTGACTTCTGGTCCAATGGCGGCGGATCGCCCCTTGTGGACCTTGCCACCGGCCTTGGCAAATCCGTCGTCATCGCCAAGCTGACGCGCGACCTCATGGAGGGATACCCCTCCATGCGCGCGCTCATGCTTGTGCATGTCCGGGAGCTTGTCGAACAAAACTATCGCGCCCTGATCCGGCTTTGGCCGGACGCGCCAGCCGGCATCTATTCAGCCGGGCTTGGCAAACGCGACGCGCACCATCGCATCACATTCGCCTCAATCCAGTCCGTCTACAAAAAGGCGCGAGCGCTTGGACCGCGCGACGTGGTGCTTGTCGATGAATGCCACCTCCTGCCGAGCGAGGGCGACGGCATGTATCGGCGGTTGCTTGAAGACTTGCGCCGGGAACGGCCGGATCTTCGCATTGTCGGCTTCACTGCCACGCCATTTCGCATGGATTCCGGGAGGCTCGACAAGGGCGGGCTTTTTGATGAAACAGTCTATTCCTACGGCATCGGCGCCGGTATCCGTGATGGCTGGCTTTCGCCCCTGATTTCGAAGGCGTCGGCAACCGAGATCGACGTTTCAGGCGTTGCCAAGCGCGGCGGGGAATTCGTCGCAGGCGCTCTTGAGGCGGCGGCAGACGATGCCGACGTGACACGAGCCGCGGCGGCGGAAATGCTGCGCTATGGCCACGACCGCCGCTCATGGCTTGTGTTCTGCACGGGCGTCAAGCACGCGGCGAACGTCCGCGACGCCATCCGCGCCATGGGCATCAGCGCCGAAACCGTCACCGGCGACACGCCGCCCATGGAACGCGCCCGCATCATCGCGGCGTTCAAGGCGGGGCATATCCGCGCGCTGACAAATGCCCAAGTGCTCACAACCGGATTTGATGCGCCCGCGACGGACTTGATCGCATTCTTGCGCCCCACGCTCTCGACCGGCCTCTACATTCAGATGGTTGGCCGCGGCACTCGAAAGGCCGAAGGCAAAGCCAACGCATTGATATTGGACTTCGCCGGCAACGTTCGCCGTCATGGTCCGGTTGACATTGCCACCATTGACCGAGGGCCGCCGAAGTCAAAAGGCGAGGATGAAACCAAGGTCAAGGTCGAAAGCGTCAACGCCAAAACCTGCCCGTCCTGTGAGGCGCTGGTCGGCATCCGCGCCGCCGAATGCCCGCATTGCCATTACGCCTGGCCGATGACCGAAAAGCCAAAGCATGAGGCGCGCGCCGAAATCGTGCCGATCCTCTCAACGGAGATTGTGAAGCCGACCGGCATTGAAATCTATGACTGGCGAGCCGCCAGACATTCAAAGGTCGGAGCGCCCGACAGTTTGCGCGTGACCTACATGGGCGGCATTCAGGCCCATAGCGAGTGGATCTGCTTCGAGCATACCGGCTTTGCCCGCCAAAAGGCGGAAGTCTGGTGGCGCAAGCATCAGGGCGGCTTTCCGCCGGCAACCGTCACTGAGGCGCTGGAGCGGTTCAACGAGCTCGTCAGACCCGCGACGATCGAGGTCCGCATCAATGGCCGCTATCCCGAGATTGTCGGGCGCACATTCAAACGTTCGGAGGCGGCGTGATGTCTAGTTATTACAATGAGATAGACCCTTTTGCCGCCCAATGGCTGCGCAACCTCATCCAAGCAGGACACATCCCCGATGGCGAAGTCGATGAACGCTCAATTGTCGATGTGGCCCCTGATGACATCAGAGGCTTCACCCAGTGCCACTTCTTCGCCGGCATCGGCGGCTGGGGGCTTGCGCTCCGTCTCGCGGGCTGGGCTGACGACCGACCGATCTGGACAGGGTCTTGCCCCTGCCAGCCCTTCAGTGCGGCCGGAAAGCGCGGAGGCGTTGCCGACGATCGCCACCTCTGGCCCGACTTCTATCGCCTCATCGCGGAGTGCCGCCCTCCAGTCGTGGCTGGAGAGCAGGTTGCCAGTCGCGACGGTCTCGGCTGGCTCGACCTTGTACGCGCTGACTTGGAAGCATCGGATTACGCCGTCGGGGCTGTCGATATTTGCGCTGCGGGCCTCGGCGCCCCGCATATCAGACAAAGGCTCTGGTGGGTCGGGCTGGCCGACGCCGACAAGCACGGACGCGATCAAGGGCGGACAGGTGTCGGTTCGTCCGGGAATGATGGGGTTGTCGGAAACGGTCCCTTTGACCGGATGGCCGACGCCGTGCCAGCAGGGCGGCCCGAATGGGGGGGCATCGCAGGGGGCGGATCGTCTGCCGGGGGCGGCACCCTTGGCCGGCTGGCCGACGGCCTCGGCGCGGGATTGGAAGGATACGGGGAAGGATCTCCCGCCGCGAGCGGATGGCACCCCTCGCCTCGACCAGCTTCCTCGGGTGACGAACCTAGCGGGCTGGCCGACGCCAACCAGCAAGGAAGCGGCGGGCGGGGAGTACAAAGACCCGGACAAAGCGATGGCGCGGGCTTTGGGGCCTCACGCGAACGATCTTCGAGACTTCGTACAGATGACCGGATGGCCGACGCCGAACACGCCGAGCGGCGGGCGATCAGTCAGCATCGAGAAGATGGACATCACGGGCCGGACAGCGGACGGCCGGAAGCACACGGCTTCGCTGGAACACGCGGTGAAGTTCGTGGGGCCAGCGCGACTAACGGCTTCTGGGCAGATGCTGACTGGCTCTTCTGCCGGGATGGAAAGTGGCGGCCAGTTAGATCCATCCATGTCCGAATGGTTGATGGGTTATCCGCCGGCTTGGAGCGAATGCGCCCCGCAGCCAACCAAGAAAAGGAGAGGTTGAATGCAGTCTTGCAAGGTTTGCGGCGAGCCGCTTCGTCAGAAACGATTTTCCAGTGGGGTACTGGAAAGCCCGTCAATGCTCAAGCGGAGGATGTACTGCGATCAGTCTTGCATGGCGAAGGGCCAACAGAAGGATCGTTGCTCAAGTCCGAGCCACAGCAGAATGAAGGCGCACCGTCAAGCAATGGCAGCGTGCGAAACGTGCGGCAAGATGAGCAACCGGCTTCATGTGCATCACAAGGACGAGGACTGGTCGAACAATTCGCCGTCCAACTTGATGACGTTGTGCGCCTCCTGCCACCGTCGCGCTCACTCGCCGAACTTTACGGAGACCGGAGGACAGCGAGTGCCCTGCAAACACTGCAACGCGCCATCCATGAAGCTGGGTCTATGCGCGACCCATCTTACCCGATTGAGGAAGTTTGGGCATCCCTTGGCGAAGAAGCGAAAGATCGGCTCAGACTGGGTTTTGATGCTTCACAATGGGAGATCGTGGTCCCCTTTCCCATCACTACCGGAGCCCCAAGCCGGGTAGGACGACTGCGCGGCTACGGTAACGCGATCGTCCCGCAAGTCGCCGCCGAAATCATCGCAGCCGTGATGGCGTACCGGCCATGACCCTGCCTGCACGCACCACACCCGGCGTCTGCGGCGTCTGCGCGTCTCGCGCGCAGGGCTACGGCTACGCGCCGCCGACCCGCAATTCTCGCATCCTCTGGGTCTGTGATGACCCAGATTGCCTCTCTCTTGCACGGGCGACCTATCACATGAGCCAGAACCGCTACGATAAATGTGAGGCAAACGCCATCAGTGCGGCGGGTGCCGCAGCAGGCCAATATCTGGACGAGCTTTCAAAAACCGACATGGCCGCCCTTTCTGAAAAAGAATGGGACAATTTCTGCCTTCGAATGATCGCGGTCTATCGCGCCCAGTTGGCGTGGGAGGTGGCGCAAGCGCACGCCGAACTGACCGGCTCCGACAAAATTCCATATTGAGGAGCGCAAGTATGGCCATGCCAGAGATCAATCTGCCGCCGCTTGCCGCCATCGAGGAGCTTGCCAGATACAAGCAGTGGGTCTGCTGGCGCTATGAGGCGCGCGGCGACGGGAAGCCGACGAAGGTGCCGATGGACCCGTCAACCGGGTTCGGCGCCTCCATCAACCGGGCATTCAATTGGAGTACGCTCGAACATGCGCTCCGCACCGCAAACAGGCGGGAATTTGCCGGCGTCGGCTTTGTTCTGACGGCGCGCGACCCGTTCGTCGGCATCGATCTGGACAATTGCATCGATGAGGCGGGGGCGCTCTCGCCCCTCGCAAAAGAACTGATCGACCTCGCCGAGACCTATGCCGAGATTTCACCGTCTGGCAGAGGCATTCGCATATTTGCCCGCGCCGAGCATTTTGACAGTTTCAATCTAAAAGGTCACGGGATTGAGGCTTATGCGTCGGCTCGATACCTGACTGTGACAGGCAATCATATTGCCAGCGTCCCCGCTTCCATCAATGAAGCCCCCGAAACTCTGCGCCGGATTTTTGCAATCCGGGATGAGGTTCAGGGCGCGCCTGTAGAGCGCAAGATAGTCCCGTTTGTGCCGCGCGCCGAGATTGGCGGGCCACGTGAAGAGGCCTATGCACGATCAGCCGTGGCCAACGAGACGGCCCTCTTGGCGGCGACGACAGAGGGCGGTCGCAATCATCAATTGAACGTCAGCGCCATGAAGCTGGGGCAACTCGTGGCGGGCGATTACCTGACAGAGGCCGAGGCGGTTTCCGCGCTCTTGGACGCGTGCCAGGCGAATGGCCTGTTGCAAGATGACGGGCAAAAGCAATGCGAAAAAACCATTCGCAGCGGCATGAAAAAGGGAATGACACAACCTCGCAGCCTGCCCGAACAGGAGCGGGCGGAAATCGTCTTTGCGCCGTCCCGTCCAGTCATTGCATCCGGCGATGACTGGATCGACGCCGAGACGGGAGAGGTGCTGAGAACCGCGCCAAAGCATCGCGAGCCAGAGGATGAGACGTGGCGCAATCCGTCCGGCATGGTACGCCACATTGCCGAATGGATCATGGCCACCTCAAAGCGCCCCAATTGGCCGCTTGCCCTTGGATCATCAATCGCCATCCTGGCCGCACTGTCATCGCGCCATCTATGCGGCCCAACAAGCGCTCTCACGCATCTTTACATCGCCGCGCTTGGAGAGACGGCAGTCGGCAAGGATCGGCCCCTCAAGGCTCCGCTGCCTATCCTCCGCGCCCTCGAAGGCATCACGACAGCCGGCAGCTTTACCCGCATCTTCACGACCGGGAAATTCAAGTCCGAGACGGCTATCGAGCAGGTCATCACAGAGACGCCGGCACGCCTCGCAAAGCTGGATGAGGCGGGACAGCTTTTCGGGCGCATGGGTTCCAAGCGCGCTTCAAGTCATGAAAGCGGCATGGCGTCCGTTCTGCGCGAGCTATGGTCGATTGAGCCTGGCGGCATTTATCAGACATCATCCCGCGCCGGGTCATCGTCGCAATTTGTTGAGACGCCATGCCTTACGATTTTCGGCGCTGCGACGGTCAAGGAGTTCTACGCCAGCATTGCCGGGGCCTCGATCGAGAACGGGCTTTTGAACCGATGGCTCTTGATCCGTGCCGACAAGCGGGCCGAGGAACAGGACGTCGAGCACGATCCGAAATTCCCGGAACATCTGGCGCGACGTCTTCTGGAAATCATGCCGCCTCAAGGGCCGGGCAACCTGCCGACCGGCCATGCCGCCGCACTCACAATGCCCGGCGCAATCCACGCAACACGCGTCCCATGGGCAAGCGATGACGTCAACCGCGCCTATATGGAATTTGGCCGCGAGGTGCTGGCGCGCGTGGACAACGATCCGGACGCCGAACCGTTTCTCGGACGCGCGGCAGAAATGGCCATCCGGATTGCCACCATTCACGCCATAGGCCGTGACGGTCGCCTTGCCACCGTCACCATGGAGGATTGGCTTTTTGGTCGATCCCTTTCCATGGCCAGCGCCTCGATCATGATCAACGACGTCCGAATGCTGATGGCTGAAAATCAGTATCAGGCCGATTACAAATTGATCCTGAGACTGATTGCCGAGGCGGGGCATGGCGGCATTCGACACAGTGACTTGTATCGCCGGATTGATGGACGGGTGAAAGCATCCGACATCAAGTCAATCGTTGAAGCGCTGACGGCATCAGCTCAAATCGACGCAATAAAGCATCCCGATGACCGCCCGACGCGCGGCCCGTGGCCAGCCCGTTACGTGGTGCTAGGATACCGAAACTAAACGGAAAACTATACCGGAAACTATGCGGGTTCGGCCCTTATAGTTATGGTGCCTAAATACCAAAAGCGGCAAAAACGGAAAACTATACCGGAAACTATGCGGGTCCGATTTCCTTATAGTTTTGGTGTTTAGCTACCTCCGCTTTTGGTATAATTATATAATAATATCAATGATATATAGAGATAGATAGAAAGAGAAAGAGACGAAAAGAGAAACTTTGCGGGTATAGGGGGGGGTATCCCATTTTTAAGGGGAAAAAGCGAAAATGAATTATATACGCCCGTAAAGTTTCAGAGTTTCTCGGCAAGGTTCCGGCAGCCGAATAACCAACGGGCTTTCCCCCCATGGTGCGCCGTTCTTGACAAATCGCCTCCCCGACGCCAAAGCCTGAACCGCGCACCACGCCTGCCGGCTCCCCGCCAAGGAGCCAGACCAATGACGACAACACATCGCCCCCTTGAATGGGTCGCCCTGTACTGCCGTCCCAAATGCGAAAGGAAGGCCGCTGAGGCCGTTCGGCGCAAAGGGCTTGCTACCTACCTGCCACGCCGACTTGACGAACGTAGGGTGCGCAGAACGGATCGTACGCGCATTGTGGAGCTGCCCCTGTTCCCGCGCTACATCTTTGCCAGCCTGAACCCCTGCGCGGACCTGTACCACCTGCACGAAATCCCGGAAGTCGAGGCCGTGCTGTCCAATCAAGGCCAGCCAATCCGGCTGCCATCAAGCGTCATCGAAGACCTGATGGCGGCTCAGGACATGGGCCTGTTCGACACCCTTCGACAACGCGGCCCCATCTTCGAGGCTGGCGAGCACGTCCGGATTGCCGAGGGTCCGTTCGCAAACTTCCCCGCCGTCATTGCCTCAATCTCCACATCATCCGCCCGTGTCGTCGTCTCCCTGTTCGGATCCGATGCCGTCGCCAAAATCCCCATCAAAGCCCTGCGCAAGGCGGCGTGACCACGCCCCTTGAAATGCGTCGCAAATCATGGCATGGCTCTTGCAGGATGACGGGGATGGAGGCCACGGCCTCGCGTCGTATCGACGGAC